CGGGATATTCAGACAGCCCGAAAGCGGCGATGGGAGCAAAGAAGCCTGCTGCCAAGAAAGCAGCCGCCAAGAAACCAGCGACCAAGAAACGTGCGCGGAAGGGCGGCAAGTTTGTTGCCGACGATCCCAGCACGCCTGATGTTAATGAGGCGTATGAATAATGAGCATCACAACGCTTGCGGAATTAAAAACGGCCTTAGATACCGAAACCAGTAGGTCGGATATTGATTGGTCGGATTATATCACTAGGGGTGAGGCACGCCTAAACCGCAGGCTGCGCTTATTACAGCAAGAGACATCGACCACGTTTACGCTGTCCAGTGGTGATAGTACGCAAGCGTTGCCTACGGGCTTTGTTGAGCATATTGATTTGTTCTATACGTCAGACAATCACCAGCCAACGCAGCAGTCCTTATTCTCTCTGCAAGAGGTTGCCAGCGGCGGCACAGGCCGACCGTACTACTTTGCCATTGGTTCTGTGATCCAGTTTGAGAGATCGGCAGATCAGGACTACGGCATGACGCATCGGTTCTATAAGAAGTTTGATTTGGCGACCGATAACACCAATGCGCTTTTGACCAGTTCTCCCGATGCTTACATTTATTCGACGCTGGCGGCTTTTTACATGAGAGCAAAAGACCCGCAATCGGTGCAGTCAAATCTCAATCTTTTGGACGGCGTGGTTGCGGAGCTGAACACGCTCGACAGTCGGTCACGCGGCAAGGCGCGGTTGTCGGTTGATGCGGGTATTACGCCAACCAGATCCTTTGATATCAACCGAGGATTCTAATGTTTAATTTTGGGCCGTTTTTGCCAGACCAAGCTGATTTGGGCAACCCAGGCGCGACCGTGGCAACCAATGTGCTGCCCAGGACGACAACGACCTATGCGCCCTTTAAAGCACAGGCGACGGTCAGCAATGCACTGTCCAATAGGCCAAGAGGGGCTGCGTCTTTTGTGCAGTCTGATGGCACGGTAAACACGTTTTCTGCCGACCATCAGGATTTGTTCAAATTAGGAACGACAACCTTTGCCAATGTTTCCAGGCAATCGGGTAGCTATACGGTTGCGACAAATGACCATGTAAACTTTATCAATTTTGGCGACCGTGTAATTTCAGTCAACGGCCATACAGACCCGCCTCAGTCTTTCGTTATGGGTACGGACTCGACCTTTACCGACCTGTTAAAAACACAGGCGACTTGTACGATTACGATCACGGCATACGGAGATTTAGCCAACGGCGAAAAGGTGCGTCTTGTGGCTACCGACCAGACAACCCATGATTTTACGGTTGGGTCATCCCCCGGCAGCGGGACATTTGTTGCCGCAACATCAAACAACCAGACCGCGACAAACCTTAAAGATCAAATTCACGCAAACTCCAAATTCTCAGCAACGGTTGCGTCGAATGTGGTGACGGTCACGCAGGCAACGGCAGGGATCAAAGGTCAGACTACGGTAACGGTCACAGACTCAAGCCCCGTTGGCATGACGGCCACCAACTTTGTCAACGGCGTGAGTTACGACATCCGCGCCAAGTCTATAGCGGTTGTTAAAGATTTTGTGGTGCTGGGTAATATATACGACGGCGACGGTACAACGCCGAACCGCATTCACTGGTCGGGAATCAATGACCCGACAAGCTGGCTCACAGTTGGATCTGCCGCCGCCGCAGCGGTGCAGTCCGATAGACAGGATTTGCCCGTGGGCGGTGAAGTGATGGCGATCACAGGAGCCGTTGGCGGTCTTGACGGCGTAGTTTTCTGCAAGAAAGCCATCTATAGATTATCGTATGTTGGCCCACCTCTTATATTCACAATCCAAGCCATTGAGCTTGACCGTGGGCCGATGGCGAGAAACAGCGTTGTGAATGTTGGGCCTCTCGCGTTCTATCTTGGCGAGGAAGGCTTCTGGAGTTTTAGCGGTTCCGGCAGTACGGCAATCGGGGATCAAAAGGTTGACCGATTTTTTCTAAATGATCTTGACCAGAATTATATCGACCGTGTCTATGGTGCGGCTGATCCTGTTAGCAAGATGGTGTATTGGGCTTATCCAGGCAGCGGTAACAGTAGCGGTCGGCCTAATAAGGTCATTATTTATAACTGGGCGGTTGACCGCTGGAGTACGGCAGAGATCGATCAGGAATATATGTTTCGTAATTTATCGGTTAATCGCACGCTGGAAGATTTGGACGACTTCGGCAACATGGACTCGCTTGATGTCTCACTGGATGATGAAAGCTGGATTGGCGGGTTGACCAGCCTAAACAGTTTTGATTCAGATTATAAGCTCTGCCGTTTCACGGGTGCGGCTATGGCGGCAAAATTGGAAACGCAGGAGATCGGTGGCACAGGCCGCATCTATGTGAATGCGGTTAGGCCATATGTTGATGGCGGCACAGTAACGGTAAAACTCAAGCACAGGGTTGCGCCGGGTGACAGCATAACAGAAACGAGTGAAAACGGCATTGATGCAGACGGTCAGGCGCACTTTACAGTGTCAACCCGGTATGTCAGGGCGCAGGTGAATGTCGCGGCTGGTGGCGCATGGACGCACGCACAAGGCGTTGATGCAGAAACGGCGGCAGACGGTTCAGCCTGATGGCTGTCTCAGAGTTCCCTGCCCCGCCCTTTGACTCTCAGGATGAGGAGTTCCATCGGCGGCAGATTAGCCAGAGCGTTAATTCAATGCTGACGGGCAAGACCAATAACGTGATCGATTTTACGGCAACGGCCAGCGCGGCATCAACCACGATTACCGATGCGAGGATTGGCGTTAATACGGCATTGATATTCACGCCGACATCGGCCAACGCATCGGCTGAGATTGGCGCAGGCACAATTTAC